AGGACGCGGAAGTCAAGCTCATCCAGCCGAGACAACGGTCCACGGCAGACGGCGTCATCACCATGGTGACGACCCCGTCTGAACGTGGACGCGAACCACGAGCTGGCCCACGAGAGAACAACAAAGGACAGAGGCGTGCCCATCGGACTTCCCCTCTCCGCTTCCCAGTGATCTGTGCGGTGTTGGACACCACGAACAGACCACTTGGTAAGCGGATCCAACCCCAGGGATCGTCGCGCGAAGCACTTATCCGTTGTACGGATGACCTTCGCGGCGACGAGCCCAGACAGGATACCTTCCATCAGACGATGAGAGAGACCGTCCGTCGCCTTCGACAAGTCGAGGGAAACGAACGTCTCACCATCATCGAGATGGCTGAGAGACCTTGGTGCTGCGCCTGGGCCGGTTCTCACCACCCAGTGGCCAGGGGCGAGAAGGTAGCACGACCGACGGATCCAGTCACCCTCAACGAAAGTGAGGGCGTCCGGAACGCCGACCACGCGGACCTTCAAGCCTGGCGACCTCAGTGCCTCGACCCGAGAGCGGGGGCCAACCTTACAGTTGGTCCTGCAGACCCGGAGTACGAGGACACCGAGTGCGCGAAGCACCTCGGTCTCTCTAGAGGGATCAGTTGGGAGTGGGTACTGCTTCCGGTTGGACCACTTCCCCGAAAGGAAGAGGTGGCCAACTTTCCGCAGACAGTGAGACCCGAGCGAATCGGCTGCTTCCGCAGTCAACTCGGCCGGGATCACTGGCATAGTCAAGGGTCCGGAACCTTCCGTTGGTGCGGAAGGGATGACTCGATAGTAAGCGTTAAGCTCACCAATCGAGTGCATCCCCCCACACGGAAACCGGAACCAAGACTTACACCCAAACCTACCGTGAAGGTAGGCCCTAGCTGCTTCCTCAAGGTATCCTGTCACGCCGCCTCGAGTACCTCTACACTCGAAGCAGCTGGAGTTGGATCTGGGGATCGAATCTGGAGTGCGAACACTGCGCGGCGACTTCTGCAGGGCAGAAATCACGTGACTAGTGATCGCAGCAACAGATTCATCCGATGTGAGACACTTCGTTGTTTGCACCGCCCTCAACTCAGCCACAGCCGGCCCGACAGCTCCTTGCGGAGCTGGCGGGAGACCACGACTGAGACGAGAGAATGCAAAACCGTCCGACGGCCGCTTCCACGCAAGGCCCACCAGCGCCCGCTGCACCCCAAGAGGGATAGCAGCAGGGCACGGCGCCACAACGTGAAGAGAAGCGGATCGGACGGTGTGGCAGAGCATCTTCAACTGCATGGACTGCCAAACCCAACCACGAGGTTGGGAGGCAGCAGCCCAGCGGTGAAGATGCCAGCCCACCATCAAAGTGTCCCAGCCAGAATGGACCAATCCTGCCCAGAGAGTTGTCCAG